CTTCTTGTTATGGCTCTTAACCATTTCGTTATCAGCTGTTCCTTTGGAGTAAACCGGAACAAATCCTATTGGGGTCAAGACCCCAACAGATTCAAGCCTAATAAGGCAAACTGCTTACGCAGCGTTCCGGACTTCGCGGAGTCCTTTGAAACCCCAGACAAGGCCTGCCCAGAAATCCTCAGGATCAATGGAGCGGGCTCTCACGTAAGGGAAGCTAAAGATCTCGGTCGGGTAGGTCTTCACATCCTCCAAGATGGGCACCGAATTCGGTGCCTCGATGGGAGGATGACGACATAGGCGGAAGCGGTTGGACTTCTGCACCAGGTTGTCAAGATTGGGCTTCCTCAGACGGAACTCGTCTGGACGACTCTCAGGGAGACTCGAGAGAATTGGTTCTGCCACGTCATTCGGGATTTCCCGTGCGTAGCTAGATTCATGTTCCCAAGTTTCCTTGAAGGGGAGCCGGTATCTCTTCTCGTCAAGGGGCCCCTTAGGGCCCTGAACACCCACAATAGCTAAGGCTTTCAGTGGGCCAGACTCACGCATACTATTGCACAAGGCGGAAGCCAAGTCAAGCTGATGCTTGGTGAGTCGGACGAGTGGTTGACCGTCCTCCTTAGTCGGGATCTGATCTGCCTTCCATGGCAGTTCGAATCCGATCCCACCTCGCATTTGAGGTAGGAAAAGGTTTAGGACCCCGGACTTTGTCCAGGTCATCGGTTTGATGATTGCGCGGTTAAAGTGGACGAACCGTTTCACGAACAGTTCTTTGTCCTGCGCGCCTCGGATTGAGGAGTTGAACTTGTCCCATATGGGAGCGTTCTGATAGGCTGTTCGCCCATCTACTCTTGACCCGAGGAGGGATCCGCAATTGATGGGGGTGTGCTTTGTGAAGTGCACTTTCCCTTCGGATTTTCCCTCAATCCACAACTCAGAATCCACGGTGAACACCTTGGGGTGGAAGTAGTTCTTCCCGACGGACTTCTTCAGTCCAAATCGGAGAATCACATCCGACCAGTGGTCGTAGTGCTCCTGTGTTGTGCGGAACAGGATGTCATCACCATGGATGAGACAGGGGATCTCGCGGACTTTAAACTTGCGTCCGTAGAACTCCTCAAGGCTCACCCAATATGCCACGAAGTTGATGACACAGAGGATAGGGAAGGATAGAACCGACCCCATCAGCTGGCCATTCACTTGCTGTACGTCTTGGATACCAGTCCACGGAGGGTACTGGACAAGTTGCTCGTACAACTCGGCGCGGTAAAGCCTCTTGCAGGCCTCACTCACCCTTTCTGCTGAGAAGTTGTTTAACAGCGTCTCGAGGGCGGCTTTGGTGTGGTGAATCGAAATCGAGTCAGTCGCTGACTTGTAGTCTCCTGAGCACCACCACAGGGTGGGCTCGGGGTCTCCTGAGTATTTGCGATGGAAAAGTTCACACCTGTCATGCAGCTTGGACACTAATCGTGCGTCCGAGTTCGCTTTGTTCAGGGAGAACTGCCAGAAGCCGTCAAGGCAATCGGCCATCTCTCGTTGGAGGGACTGACTCAGCCACTTTCTGTGGCAGGGCCCTTTTGTGATTGTTCTCAGTTTAATGGGTTCAACACACCCCTCGACCATCACTGTCGGCACTTTTGAGAAGTGCTTGTCATAGAGTTGGAACGTTTCCTCCCAATTTGGAGAATAGTTCCGCCATGACAGGTACCGCTCACCGTCAGTGTTGACGCGAGCCTCGGGGACCGTAGGTTCCCTTGGCCTGACCCGGCACGTGTCGTGCTGGAGGTCTCGCTGCACATTATGCGTGTCGTCCTCGTCCTCGCGGACCACCTCCATAGTGGGGGGATCAGGAGGTTCAGGCCACACCCATCCCTGGGTGTGTTGCATGATGGTTTCCACAGCATCATCGCCTAGCCGATCAGAGAATGCTCTCATGATCTGCACGTTGACGATGAATTCTTGTGTACAGCGTTCGCGTTTGTCGAACAGGGCGTTAGCGCTATATGCGTAAGCGCTCCCACCGCCCTCCTTCCGGCCCCACTCGAGAGTGGCGCTGGGTCCTGGAGGTTTGAACAGCACCGGCTTGAACCGGTCCCACCGTCCCATGTCAATGTCTCCATTGGACTGGAAGTGGGGACCCCATCTGCCAGATGTCCAGAGGTCCTGATACTTGTCGTAGATCGACTGGTCAGGGTCCTCGGCGATTTCGCAGGGGGTTGCCATCGTTATGCGGTGTTCCTCGAATGCAGACTTGACAAAGTCCGCCGAGATCGGTTGGCATGCCTTCTTCACTCCCTGGAGCAAGTTGAAGGCGTTCCGGTAATTTCGAGTATCCTTCGTCGTCGGGAGACAACGTTGATGCATGAACTTTCGGAACTTGCCACTGAAGAACACGGGCGTCCTGAGCGTCGTAGGTGTAGAAGGTAACACCTCGCCCAGGATCTGTGACATTGGTGCGGCAGTATAGTACTTGATCCATTTGACTTGTTGGCCCTTCGGGACCTCATAAAGTCGTCGGAACGGCGTCGTCGCCGTGTGGAAATCGAATTTCCTCGCCTTTCGGTAAGAATCCTCGATGACACACAAGTACCCGCAGCAAAAGCTTGCAGCTGCGAGCCACTGCTCCACATCCCCCTT